GCGCCCTTGTAACAGCCAGCGACAAGTCCGATAACGCCATTAGGATGTGACGCATCCTTAAACTTAAGATCGCGTTTATGACTATGCCCACAAGTGCTGCTGTGATGCCTGTGAGCAAGTAACCCGTTAGCATGGTGCATACCAGACATAGAAGTACCGAAGTTGCCGCTACTAAAGAAGTGCGCGTAAGAGACGCCATCGTAGTCAGCAATCGAAGGCGCTCCGTGTTCGTACTCATGGTATTCATCGAACCAGTGCTTTGTTTGAAGATGGCTGAAGGAAATCCCGTATTTGCTTCCCTCAAGTCTTGGGTCTGTTTTGATTGCTCTTTTGATACGTTGCTCATGGTTCCCCTCAAATCCAAAGTAATTCGGACGCTTACGCTTGTGGTGTCGGAACTTCCATCGTAGTCGTTCCTGTGCGTCATTGTATTGGTCGATGTCAGCCTCGTAGTTCTGGCTAACGATTGCTTCTGGGGAACGAGTGTCAAATGTATTTAATGACCGCATGTCAGCGCCATCCCCAAGATCAACGACGTAATCAGGTTTGAGATCATACAAGAACTCGCCTAACCAGTTGAACCGCTCGTTGTTCACCGAAGGGTCAACGTGCGCACAACTAAATACTACTACTGTTTTACCCATCCGATACCTCCATTTCCATCAGTGCCACTCGTACTTCAAAGTCTACTTTTTCAAGTTGTTCTTTACTTAGCTTCTTTAGTGCTTCCATTACTTCAGCCATTCTTATTCTCCAACCTCTTCTTTCTAGCCTTGTTATTACGGGCGATACGTTTCTCTTCTTCAGTCCTATGCTTTGGGTGGAGTAAACCACCGTGTTGAGGCTGTCTGTGCCTCTCGTAGTACAGTATTAGCTCCTGCAACCAATGTACTTCATTCTTGTTGTTGGCTCGTCGAGCTAGGTTGAACACCTTACCCTCCATGCCGTTGCAGTTAATACACAAGACATCTCTTATGTAACCCGTGTTGTGATCGTGATCTAGTGCAGGGTTCTTTTGCCCCGCTTTTAGACCCCCTTTACACAAAGGACATACGTGCTTTTGTTGCACTAATAGTTCTTTCCGCAACACGGGTATTTCAGACTGCTTTAACCGCTTTACTTCGGAGGTTCCCATAGCTGTCCCTCATACCTCCGTAACCAAAGTAACCTAGCGTTCTCGACGATACGCACTGTATCACCGTCGTAGGCTTTCACACAGGCTTCCCATAGGTCATCTACTGACGTACAGGCTGCTAGTAGCTTCTCTGCTTTCTTAGGGCCAATTCCCATCAGCCCCTTGATGTTGTCTGCTGCATCCCCCGTCAGTATCTGAGTATAGAAGAATAAATCCCCCTGCCATTCGGATACCTGCGTCCACTCTTTCCTGTTAAAGTTAAAGTGCCAACACGGGATTTGCAGCATGTCTTTATCAATAGATGCAACGACAGTATTAGGTCCGCATCTCGTAGCTTCTATCGCAATTAGGTCATCAGCTTCTTCCCCTTCACTTACGATTGCACCGAACTTATTTATCATGTAATCACGTACATGACGTAGGTGTTTAGGCTTATCGCTTGCTTTCCTGTTTCCCTTGTAAGGATAACTCTTTGCTACGTCAAAACGAAAGTTGGTAGACCCTGTTAGATACACCTCAAATTGGTCAGGTGTAACGAAGTCTAACGTCTCCTCAAGAACGAAGTCAAGTAATATTTCTATTTTCTCTTCCGCGTCCTTGGGGAGATCGTCTTGAGTGGCAAAGGCTGCTCGATATGCGAGAATGTCGCCATCTACTAGAACCTTGCCTTTAGCCATTACATTCCGCCAAAGATCATTGCACCGTCATCTTTCTCGAAGGCAACATCTTCTACGTATGTGAACCCCCCTGCCCGTGCTGCATCTGCGAATGCTTGTCCTAGACCATACAGGTCATCAATATTTCCACGTACTACTGTTGTACTACCGTCGAAACCATCATCTTCACTGTCTGTTGTGAAAGTAATAGATACCTGCATTAGAACCCACCTTCGTCATTGTCTGCTTCATACTTAAGGTGATCGGTAACTAGAACCTTTTCCATAGTTGTAATCTTACCGTCCCACACATCGAACTTCACTGTAGCCTTAGAGCCATTTCCAATCAAACCATCTGCTTCCCAGTCCCAGTTGATGTACTCTCCGTCAACCATCTTAAGCACCGCTGGAGCGCCTGTAACAACCCCTTGTTCGCCTGTCTCCTGATTGCGGAACTTAGGGTTAAAGTGAGGTCGTGTAGCCTTGTAGAAGGCTTTACCTTCCTTGCTGGTCTTAAACAGTTGCGCTTGCAGTCCCTTGTTTGGGATGCCATCAGCAACCATCTTACTCTTTGTCGCCTCATCAATGACGCAGTTAACAACATAGATGCCTTGCTTTGCATCGAAGTTATTCGCCATATCAGAACCGTCCCGTGGTCCCATGTCACGGTCTTCTTCCCGCAACTTCGTCCATTCCAATTCACACTCTACGTAAACTTTCTTGCCCATTGAATTTCCTTTCAGTCGGGGTGTCGTATTATACTATATAGACATAAATCGCTTTTTCGCAAGCAACTCTTGACATTTATTTTATTCTAGTGGATGTCCGCATACGTATTACCGAATTGTACATCCGTACCAAGCGGAACATTAAGTTTTACCTTTTGGTTCAACTTGATAGCAGCATCGTGCATTACCTTTTCTACTGTCCCCTCATCTCCTTTCTTGACTAGGGCAATCACCTCATCGTGGAACTGCCCGACACACTTAATTCCGTTCTCACGACACAGTGCAACCCATGTATCAAAACAGAATACTCCAGTGCTTTGATTTAGCGTACTGAAACGATCCTTGTCACTTCGTAGGCTATGCCAGAAACCTGACACTGGGTTCTTAAGCCACATGCCTTCTAGCACCTCCCTTGTCGTAGCCCCACTAGCTACCTTCTCAATAGCCCAGTTACGAGACCAGAAGGCATCTAAGAGGGTCTGACTGGCTTTCTTAGTCATGCCAGTACCTCGCGCAAGTGCTGCTGCCCCAATGCCATACGTGGCGCTGTAGTTAACAACCTTGTAGTTCTTACGCAACTCCTTGAGTGATCGCTCACCTGAGTTGTGCATGTCGATGTCACTCTGCCTAATAAGACCCGCGTGTAGTGCTAAGTCTAAGTGTGGGTCAAAGCCCTCACGGCTCATCTCCTGTACATACGTAGGGTCTAGTGGCTTCATGTAGTGACGCTTAGTCGTATCCTCTAGTGATGTCATGTCAGCACCGCATAGCACATAACCTTCTGGTGCAATCAGGCACCCTCGGATTACATCACCATAAGGCTTGTCTACGCTGGGTAGGTTAACCAGTGGCTTGAAGTGCTTGAAGCGGAACGTGTTAGTTAGTCCAGCGACACCAGCCTGTAGGTAGCCATCTGTGTGGCCTTCTAGGAAGCTCTTTAGTATCCCTGCACGGTGAGTAAGAACGGTAAGGCCATCAAGCAAGTCAACAGCAGGATCAACAGAAGAGAGTTTACTAACGCTACTGCATAAGTCAGAGCCTTTGCGTACTTGCTCAATCTGTCTTGTGTCTCCATTGCTCTTATCCCTTACGAATTTAAATGTACGAGGTTCCCAACCTAAAGACCTTAACCAGTCCTTAACCTGATCGTTAGAGTTAGGGTTGCCGCGTTCCTCACCTGTCTTTACCTTGAAGCCTATCGTCGTCACAGACTGCTTGTACTCCTTGCAGAGAGCCACCCACTTCTCACCGTGTGATGATAGCTCTCCGTCCTTCTTGTGCATAACCTTTGGTCGAGCCGCCATACGCTCAAGAGTACGCTTAGGCATAGCCTCTGCGAGTTGCTCAACCTTCTCTTCTTTGAGACGGCTAATTTCGTCGTAGGCTGCTTGTGCCTTTGGTACGTCTAATTTCCACTGTAGCTCTTCCTGCTCTCTGGCGCAATCTAACTTGAACGAAAGGTAGTCAATCAGACGGTCTTTGTCTTCTGGTGTGTCCTTATACAGTTTACCTAGTTTAAGCGATAAGTCACGCCATAGACGGTTGTTGATCTTAACATCCTCATCGCACCTGTGAGCGTACTCTTGAGGCGTCAGGGTGTTCCAGTCCTTAATCACTGGCTTGGGTACACCGTACTCCTCTCCGTAGCCCTCAAGGCCATGCTTCATACGTCCGTGGTTGATGTACCAACTAAGTGCCAGCGTGTCGATCAGACGTGCATTTACTTTGATACCAAGTAACTTTTCCACGGCGGGTATGTCGAAGCGGATAATGTTGTGACCTACGAGTGTTTCACTGTTAAGCAATACATAGCGCATCTCGTCATAGTCATGCGTGTGCTTTACTTCACCCATGTCATTAGACCAAGACATGACATGAATTTTGGTCAACACATCTAATAGACCATCTGTTTCAATGTCGAATACTGTTGTCATTTGTGGTATGTCTCCTTTCTGATGCGGGTTTCAAAAAAATTACTTAGGTCCGAATGTTCTTCCATGAACATCCTTGCGTAATGTGGTGACCAACCATCGTCTATTTTATAGACCTCATCTGTGTCTTGCATCATTGTCTCCCACCTTATTCGATGAAAGATACCCCTAGCTGAATACCTGTCCCTTTTATATGACGCTTGAAGTGCAAACTTCTTAAACAACTCATATACATCTGGATGTGTACTATGAAACAAGTTAAAATTCTCTTTTGTCCACTTACCGTGCATTATTATACTTCCCTTAATGTAAACGTATCTAAGTTAAACCGCATTGTACCTGCATTACCCTCTTCTGAGCATGGTCGGTTCTTCTCAACGCGGATGTGTGTCGTGTTTCGTTCTTCTAAGCTATCTGCTTCTTTCTCCCGTGACAAGTCGATAACGACAGAAGCTCGTTGTCCAATCATCTTGCAATACTTCGGGTCTCCGTTGTCGTTAGTGTGGGCGATAGTAACGATACCCACGTTAAGTTCTGCTGCCAGCTTAGACAGTCGAATAGCTAGATCAGCAAGCATTGACTCTTTGCCTTCCTCGGATGATCCTACCACGACATCTTGGATAGGCTCAAAGAATACGAACTTACAGCCACAGGCTTGACTGAAGTATCTGATCTGGTCGCATAGCTCTTCTGCACCCTGTCCGTCACCCATGAAGAATTGATAGTACAACTCATCTTTGGTTAGCTTCTGGATCGCAGCAATGACCTGATCGTTAGCACCTTTATCCTCAATCAAATCCCTGCGTGTCAGGTTGTCATTACACTCGTAGGACACAAGACCTAGCAGAGAGCGTAGCTTGGTTTCCTCTACGTGCATTGCAGCGATTGGTACGCCGCGTGTAATCATGTTGTATTCCAAGTAGCGCATTACCTCAGTCTTACCAATGCCTGTCGGTGCTTTGATAACCGTGAAGTGACCCTGCATCAGCCCTAGTATCTTATCGTCTAGCGCTTGGATACCAGTAGGCACGTACTCATGCTCTGGTGCATCCTGATACAGCGACAAGAAGTCCTCTGTGGTGTTCATCACGTTCTCAGGTGTGTACTTACTAGCTGCCCACCACGCTCCCTTGAACTCCTTTCCCTTGCCGTTCTGTAGGAAGTCGTTAGCGTCTTTGTAGGGGTGGTGGTTGACGCGGTAGACTTTGTTAGGAAATAGCTTGGCAACCTTATCAGCAAGAGCATTACCAGCATCGTCTGTGTCTACTGACAGGATGATCTTATCGAAGCTGTTGAGCCACTCTGAACAGTTCTCCCAGAGCTTCTTAGAGGGCGTAGCAGAGGGCAGAGACACCACTGGGTTAGCGTAGGCACCCTTCATCATCTGAGACACTGAGAGGGCGTCCAGTTCCCCCTCTGTGATCGTGACCATCTTAGAACTACCAGCAGTGAACAGGTTCATCCCGAATAGTTCATCACCCTTGAACCCTGACTTAGCGTAGAAGCCTTTCTCCTTAAGGTTTCGTACCTTAATTCCTCCGCTGGGGTACACGTACTCTTGACGATCCCCGTAGGTTAGAACCCCGTAGTCTTCCATTGTGCGGCTCTGGATACCACGCATGGTCTCATATTTTCCATCGCTGGGGGTGTCATCATGGAACGACACAACAGCTTTAGGTGTGAACGACATCTTGTTATCTCCTTTTGTCGGGTATTTCTCATCCGCCCAGTCGAAGGTCTTTCTGCTGGAGGGGTAACCTTGGTTGCAAGCGTGGCACTTTCCGTATCCTTCGTCATTATAACTAAAGGCGTCAGAAGAGCCACACGTTTCATAGGGACACTCTTGGTGGGCATGTTCAGCCATGTGGCTCTCCTTTGTTTAGTTTAAGGTCTTGCGGATAAGCGGTAGTAAACCTTTTGCCTTATCCCAACCGTGATCGTTTATCTCTGACAGAAGCATGTTCAAGTCAAAGTCTTTAAGACTTCTAACAAAGTCCAAGTCTTTTTTGTCAATAGTTATACTATTAGACATGTAGCTCTCCTTTGTTTATTTGCTGATTAGATACTTGTAGGCGACCTCTTTGTAAAGGTGGTTCATGTCCATACGACCCTTACCTTTCTTAATCTCTGTGTCACGCTGATCCATGAAGGATTCCATCTCATTCTCAACTAACCACTGCATAGGCATCTGTCGGTCTAGTGCGTATGAGTGAAACGTAGTCTTAAGTAGGGCTTCCATGTCGCCAAGGTTTTCACGCCATACCTTAGCTCGTAGTGCATTAGCATCAGATGCTCGTACAGAACGAGCTCCTTGGCGAATAAGCATGTTTACTCCCATAGGCTTGCGGCTACTAAGATCGAAAAGGTCTAGTGTTTGCTGGTAAAATGACATATATCGGGTTCCTTAATTTACATTGCGTAGTTTGGTTTCTTGGATAGGTAGGTCTTCACATAATTCTGTAAGCATCTCTGCCATAGCGTGTAGTGCTGGTATCTTAACTCCGATAACATCTTCTCGTATCGCAGCATGTAGATTAACCATAATGTCACGCCTATCAAACTTACTGACAAGTTGCTCCATTGTGATTACCATGCACCTAGCTGTAACATCGACCCTACAATGCTCTGTACTCTTTACATAAGCACCTAAGTCGAATACGTTTGGCTGTGCCTCAATCTCCTTTCGCTTTTCCTCTGATCGTTCCCAAGCCTCGTTAGCGGCCTCTACAGGGGTCTTTTGTTTCTCTTTTACAGCTTCCTTAAGGTCACTGTTGTCAGGGTTCTCTTGTACTTCTTTGTAAGCTACCTTGGCTCTCTTTACTTCTGCAACATTCACAGTCTCAACAGATGACACAATCTCTTCACGCAATTCCTCTGGGGCTGACAAGAGTGCCTCTACAGCATCGTGACTAAAGTTTTTTGCAGTCCACTGCAATTTTCTTGCCCTGTTAATTTTGTAAGCGTAGTCCTTAGATATAACACAGTCCTCAGCAAACTTACCAACAAACCCTGCCATCTTGTTGTTGTCCGACAAGTAAACATCAGCAGCTTTGTTCATCCACTCCAACTTACGAAGAAAGGCGCTGCCCATATCTACATCAGCTTGCTTGAAGCCTTCTACGCAGTCATACCACCCGTAGGTAACAATACCATAGGATGCCTTCTCCACCAAGATGTCGCAGTATTCATCATCGTCCATAACCTTCTCCTTTAGTTATTACTGGTTGTTGTTATTACTTAAGATAACTTAAGTTATAACTTGTGTAAGGAAACTTACAAGGTACATCTTACTATATAGACATAAACGTAATTCTCGCAAGTCACGAATTGTTACAACTTAGACATTTTACTCAACGCTTTATCCTCCCACAACCCAATAGCCTGTCTACTAACGCCATAACACACAGCGACTTCATCTTGTGTCATATCCTTAAAGTAACGCATGTCTATAATATCAGCTTCCTTATCAGTTAGAGACTTAAGACTTTTGCTTATGAACTCATCACGCTCGTATTTCTCTGTGCAGTCCTCAACTAAGCACATGAACTCTTCGTCGAACTCCACTGTTGTAGACCTAAGAGCTTCATCAAGTACCCTCTTGCCTTCCTCAGAGTGCGTCTGACCCTTGTACTCATTACCAGTCATCAGGCTATCAGCAGTCCTAGACGAAGGGATAGTAACAGCCTTGGTCTTAATGTTGATGTAGTCATACATAGCCTTGTTAGCCCTGCGGTATAGACTAGCTGGGTATTCGTCGGGGGTAGTCTCTAACCGCTCGTACACAGCTAGGACACCTTCCGACACCAGATCGTCATTCATGTGTGGTCGTCGGTACTTACGCGCCAGCTTCTCGCACATTGTTACGATTTCATCTGTAGTTAGCTTAGTCATTCCGCTCTCCAATCATGGGGAATATCTTAGAGATAGCCTTCCCGATTTCTACTGCTAGGTCCATATGCTCACGCTGTGTGCCGTTAGCTGACCGTAGGGCCACATAGTGTATCCAAGATCGAATAGACCCCTGAGCGTACAGCTTAGAGACTGTCAGACCCTCTGGAAGCACAACCCGTGCCTGTTCCTTAGCGATACCGTTACCAATAGCCCAGTTGTAGTGCGCCTTAGCTGCGTCGATGATGTCCTGCTGACGCATACGCCACTCGGCAGACAGTTTGGGGTTGTCAACATCTACGCTGTTCTGACGGTTCTTAGTGTCCTGTAGTCTGGCCTCACGAAGAACAAACGTATTCTCCATGTCCCGTGGATCAGCGTATCGTTGCGAGAACTCTTGGAAAGCAAATGAACGGTGGCGTAGCATCTGCCTAGCAATATCGCGTGTTGTCTCAATTTCCACTGTAGCTGTAGCCATCTCAAACGGCGACCAGTGCTGGTGCTTGATTAGGTAGTTCAACAGGCTCTCGCTAGTTGATAGGTCTGCCTGACCCTTCGGGTTCGACACCTTGGCACAGTAGGCGATAAGGTCTTGGACATCAGTTAGTCCTATGATCTCATTTTCCACTGGCTGGGTGTAGGCGATTAGTTTAGCTTTCATCCGTAGTCCTCCACTCCGTGTTTGATTATGTCAGCCTTCATAGCGTCAAGCGCCCACTCAGCGTCTTCTACGCTCTCATAGCTCCCCGACACTGGTTTGTTTGTGTACCCGATGCCGTACTTCTCATGGAAAGCGTACCACACCTCCCCGTCAGGCTCTGTGTGCCTCATAAGCTGGTAGTGCCATGTACTAGCCATTGTTAGTATCCCTCACTGTGCGGTGGATGTCGATCAGGCCACGGGCCACTGTTTCGATATTCTCACGGTGGATACCAATGTCACGTAGCTCTGAATCAGACAGGCTGTGCAGTTCATTGATGGTTGCGTTGATGTTGCGACGACGACGTAGCGCCTCTGCTAGTGCTGTTATCATGTTAGTCATTAGTTTCTCCTTATTATTTCAAGCACGCTGTTAAAGCAAAGGATTTTAAGCCTTCTGGTGAGAAAACAAGACCATCAATATAAACCATTTGGATCAATTCCACCATTGTGTCTAAAGGTAAGTTGCTTTCAATAGCCATTTCGTAAACTACGCTTGCTGGCACTCCAAGGTCTCTTGCTTGTGCCATATTGCCTACCATTTCAGAATACTTCTGGCAAAATTCATACGATCCTGCGTTGGATACTGTTGCGGTAAGGGTTGCTGTTGCGACAATAGCCGCTGTAATCATGTTAGTCATCTGTTTCTCCCAGTATTTCTTTAAACACGTAATCTAAGTTTGTTCCTGTGGCACCACAGTGCAGTAGTAACCTTAGCCCTAACTCTTGGGCTAATGCTACTGTCTTGTCGTCTAGGTCAAAGGTACAGGTGGCACTACCGTCTTCATGTTCAGTTAAAGTTGTTACTTGCATCGTACCTGTTTTACTCATCAGAAGTTCACCTCTCCATTTTCATCGCGGGGGTCATTGAAGTAGTTCTTAACGAATTGGTCTGGGTAGATGTACTTATTATCAGCGACAGCCTCTAGCTCCTGTAGCATAGTTGCTGG